GGATTACATGGATGTCATCGTAGAACCGCTTTTGCGCCAGGCATTGGAAAAAATGATTTGGCGTTTAACGTGGTTTGGCGACAAAATGGCTGCCGACATCACGGGCGGCGGACAGATTACGGACGGCGTCAACACAGACCTGTTCAAGGTTTGCGATGGACTGTTTAAACGGATACTCGACCTCACAGCGTCGAAGCCGCGGCAGTTAGTACCGATTGCGGCAAATGTCGCGGCAACATACGACAGCCAGATTGCGGGCATTCGCGCCAGCGGCGTAATGCTCGATTTGATGGACAGCATCATCTACGACGCCAACCCGAAACTCTTACAGAAATCCGACAGGGTGTTGTTGATGACACAATCAATGGCTGACGCCTTGGCGATGGATGTTAAGAGAAACAACAAGGGCAGCGAGTTGCAGTGGCAAAGCCTATTCAGCGGATTTGTCTCCGCGACGGAATACAACGGGCAGAAAATCATATCACTCCCGATATGGGATGAGATGATACGCTCTTTTGAGGACAACGGAACATCGTGGAACAAACCACACCGCGCCGTTTACGCGCCAAAATCTTCTTTGAAACTCGGCGTAAACTCCGATGACATGATTGCTTACCTGAAAGTTTGGTTCTCGGACGATGATCAGGAGAGCAAGATGTTGGTCAAAGACAAGGTTGGCACGATGACATGGGACGACGACCTTATCATGGCTGCTTATTAAAAGGAGGTGATTATGGCAGGATGTGAAGATTTAATAAAAGCAGCCATTGACCCGAACTGCGATGACAGGGTTATTACCGGCATTGAGGCAAACGGCGTTATCATCAACCGCGAGGATATTGACTTTGCAACAACGGAATTTGACGCAACGAGAAAAAACGTTATCAAGTCGTTGGTGATAAAAACGGGCAAAAAGGGGTACAAGGTGTATGTTCCAACCAATCAGCCGTTCAATAACACGCAGACCACGTTAGAGGTCGGGACAAACAGAAATAGTTTTACCAACGACCTGGCATTCACTATTCTCGACCACGACCCCGACGTCGCCGAAGACATTATTGACGGCTTGGCAAATGGCAGTTTTGTTGTTGTTTTTGAAAACAAATACAAAAACATGCACAAGGCAACCACCCCCGGCGATTCCACGTTTCAGATAATGGGCTATTATCAAGGACTGCGAGCCACCACGTTGGAAAACAACAAATATTCCGACGACACAGAGGGCGGATGGGGGGTTGTCTTGCAAGAGACAAAGGTTCCGAAGTCTGCCCTGTTCCTCTACGATACATCTATTTCGGTAACACGTACAGCATTTGACGATTTGACTACGTAATGGAAAAAGATGAATTGTTGATTGTTTTGTCGGAGTTGGAGAGCAAAGCCAGAAATGGCAACCTTTCCGGCTCTGACAAGACTTTTATTCAAAGGCAATGTGAAATTATTTTGAGGCGAGCGTTGGTAAAATTCTGTGATAACAGTTACCACGACGCCATTATAGAGATGTCAATTAAACTCAAAAAAATCAATAACATGGACGATTTAAAAAAATCAAAGTATTTATTAAAAAACGGGGTAATACTTCAGATTGAAGGCGACCCGAAAGTTTATTCTAACGCCAACCTCACCGACGAGGCGGCAGAGCGGTATTTGTCAAAAAACACCGCATGGATTGTTCGTTTTGCGGCATACCCCGAAGACTGGGAAAAGCGGGTGGCAAAAGTTCCAAAACTCGAAAAAGAAAAAAAGACGGTGGACGCTACCGCTCACAATGAGCAGGTTGACGCGCTGTCGCAGGAACTTGCCGCCGAAAAAGCAAAGGTTGAAAAACTCGAAGCCGTGCTAAAAGACGAAAGAGCAAGGTACGAGGACGTTTGCGCAACTCTGCTCGAAGAACGCAAAGAAAAACAGTCAATCGCCGACAAGTTGGAAACCCTGACGGTGCCCACAGGCGCCGTCGAAAACAAGCCGCAACGCGGACGACCGCCAAATACGGACAAAAACGCACCACCGGAGCCAACGCGGGACGAAGACCCGCCGGCAGACGAAGACCAGACGCCGCCTATGGATGACAAACCGTCGGCAGAAAACCAAACCTGACAATTAGCGCGTTATGAATATCGAAACCGTCAAGAGGGCAGACAAGCGTTTCAAGACGCCGTTTAACAGCAGTCTTGGAATACAGGCGTATGGCGAACACAATCTTTACCCGCAAGAGATAGTAAAGATTGTCGCCTGCTCCGAGTCTGCCTCAACTTGTATGGATAGATATATTTCATTCATCAGCGGAAACGGATTTCAAGATGTCAATTTTTCTCAAAGAACGCTGAACTCAAAAAGAGAAACAGCAGACGACATCCTGCAACTCGTTTCCGCAGATGTGGCTAACTTTCGTGGTTTTGCTCTGCATGTGAATTATAACATGATTGGGCAGGTCGTCGAAGTTTTTCACGTGCCTTTTGAAAATTGCCGCCTCGTCGAACAGGACGACAGCGGATATGTCGGAAAAATTGCAGTCCACCCCGACTGGACGGGACAACTTAAACGGGCGGGGAGACCGGTGCGCGTTGACAAAGAAAACATTGATTACATTGATATTTTTAACCCGTCTGCGGTTTTGAAACAAATTGAACTCGCAGGCGGCATACAAAATTACAACGGTCAAATTCTCTGGGTCTCCGAAGGTGGCACACAGACATATCCAAAACCCGTCCACGATAGCGTCATCTCGCAGATGTCAACAGAGGAAGGGCTTGGAAACATTGCCAACCGCAACGCGCGTTTCAACTTTTTGCCCGCGACAGCATTGGTTGTGAAAAGAGGGCAAAATGGGGTGGATAGCGAAGACGAGGGCGCAAGAGATGACACGGTGGAAGAAACCAAAAACTCTTTGGTGCAGTTGCAGGGAGACACAAATGTCGGCAAGGTGGCAATGCTTACAGTCGGACAAGACGAGGAAATCCCGGCAAAGATTGATTTGCAGGGCGCAAACTACGATAAAGATTTTACCGTAACCACCGAAACATCAGCAAAGAAAATTTACGGCGCGTTTAATCAGGAAATATTTTATCGGATTATGACCGGCTCTATTGGCTTTTCGTCCGAAATCATGGTGGACGCTTATGAGTATTACTCAACCGTAACAAGCAAAGAGCGAAGAATGATTGAGCGTGCATTTGATAAAATATTCGACAAGTGGGTCGAAATCATACCGCAAAATTTTTCAATACAACCTTTAAAATTTATTAGCAGTGAACCTAACAACGCCGGACAAAGTCAAGCAGAGTAGCCGCTCAATATCTAAAAATATTGAAAACGAGCGAATAGAACGCTGTATCATCGAGGCAGAGCAACTGTATATCAAGCCCCGCATCGGAGACGCGCTCTATATTGACTTGTTGAGGCACGTAGAGGCGGACGACAAAACCGGATTTCCGTCTGAATATGAAAAATTACTGTCCGGTGGAGATTACGTGAACGAATGCGGCGAAAGCTGTACATTCATGGGGATGGAAGAAACATTGAATTATTACGTATATGCAAAATTGATAAAGAATTTTGATTTTAACGTAACGAGATTTGGTGGCGCGATAGTGAAAAAAGACGATTATTCCGAGCGCGCCGACATAAAAGAAAAACTGACAATGGAAAATGATGCACTACACACAGCAGACATCTATATGGACGATTGTTTGCTGTTTTTGAAGACAAAAAAAGTCCCTTTGTTCAAATTTGGAAGGGCAAAAAACAGGTTAAAAATTCAAATTATAGGAGAATAAGTTATGACAAAAACACTAACAGCGATAGCAACAGAGTGGGACGTAATTAGAAACGAAACAGTCGCAAAGGAAAATACCGCCGACAGGGTAGGAACGGCTGGCGGGGATATTGTAGAGCACCTGCAAGATGCAGCACCACTAAACGCCACATTAAGCGCCATTCCCCGGATATTTAGGGCAGTCACGTCGGGGGGCGGGTTCAGGGGCGATGTGTTTTATGACGGGCAGAGCGGATGGGAGTATCGAATAAGAACCGACCCTGGCGATGTAATTTTAGCAACAACACGCCTGCCGGATTGGGCGATTGTTGGATTTGATAGAGGAGACGATTGGGCAGACGACGGAATGTGTTATTATCGCTGTGAAAGCAACGGAACGCTTACGCCCGTAACAATCGGTGGCGGCAGCAGTGGTGGCGGTGGCGAAATTACATGGAACGACATGCAGAACGCCTTTGAACTCGACACGAACTGGCTGATGCAATATGCTATCGGCGTGATAAAGGTAACCCACATTAATCCAACAACGCAAGAAGAAGCCACGTCCGTATCGTATGCTAAATGGCAAAGCAGTCAATGGCGATGGTATCTTACGAACTCTATGGGCGCACAATCGTATGTGGTTCTCAACAACGGCACAAAGGCGCTGCTCAACGGGAAATATTATATATTAAAAGCGGCGGGCGCTTATGACGAAGATTTTGTAATGGATAACACAGAATTGGTTTCGTTTATTGCAAATAATCTTCCGGGCGTCATAAAGGGGCGAATAAGCGACGATATTCCGACCGGAAATGTCGGAATACATTTTGTTGCCCCACAGTGGGTGTGGACAATTCCAAAGGCAAATCCAAGCGACATCGGAAATATCAGTATAAATATACCCGCGGGGACAAGGGCGTTTAACACGGGTGTTAGCAACATTCCAAATGTTCAACAAAACAAAACATATATACTGGAGGGGAATGGAACAGTAACACCTGCAGACGAGCCATTTGATACTATGCAGTTTATCAAATTGTACGTCGGCGTTGTAACAGCAAGGGAGTTGTCCGGAGCAAATGACGCCCCCGCGACAGGCATCTGCGTAAGATGGTTTAATTCACTGACGCCAATGCCTCCTTCGGAGTGGAGATATTACCCATTTGGGGTGGATGACGGCAGGTATATCACGCTTCAGCCCGGAAGCGTAGTCAAAGTTACTGGCGACGGAACGGGAAGTGCCGTTTACTACGAACTAAAAGGGGGCGGATTATATGGGGCGATAACATTCTAATCTTTAAATCTCAAAATATTATGATAGTAGTAACGAAAATAGACGGTAGAAACTTCACCGTCAACGAACACGGACAGGGTGAAGTAGGTTTGCCAGCGGTTTACGCGGCGATGAAAACAGAAAGCGGCAGTGTATCATTAAATCCCGTCGCAGGGAGAATTGGTCGCGGTTTTAGCGGTCAGTACGACGCATGGGAGATAAACGGTAAAATACCGAGTTCGGCGTTGGAGTGCCAGATGTGGCTTAATGCCTTTGTCGGAAATTTTAGTTCCGGCGGCGGGTCGCCGGAAATACCCGAAGAGCCGGAAGAGCCTAAACCTGAATGGAAGCCCGACCCGGATTGGTGGGACATCAAAGCCATCTTCGACGCTGACCCCGACCCGAACAAGCGGTTTATTATGCTGCTCGCGGATAGCGAGACTGAGACATCTTTTCTCCAGATGAACGTCGGCAATACACAGGCTTACTACAAGACGTCGGACGGGGCAACATACACGCCTGGCGACTTTTCACATGCCTGGGACGGGCTTCAAGACAAGCCATGCCAAGACG